AAGGTTCAAAAGCCAGAAGGATGGACGCCACCTGATATTGAAGGCGTATTAAAAAAGTCACACGACGAATATCTTTGTAAAATTGCCCAATTGACGCTGTGATCTCGTATACATACTAGTATACAATATATTATTGGAGGCAAAGATGGTAGAAGTATTAGTCAGAAAAAAAATAGACTCAGAAGAAACTTTAGGTACATTCATTACCTGTGCAGAATATACAGATCGTATTATTACTGATGATTGTGATCTTTATGCAGAGGATCTCATTGATCCTAATTTAAAGTCAGAAGAAAATATTATCTTCAAATTTCGCAAGGGCGTTTTTACTGATGAGGAACGTCGTCGTTGTTATAATGGTTTGCGAAATGCAGCAACTGAATCACAGAATCGCGGTATGGCAGCAGGTCCAAGAGGTAATCAACTTGGGCAAGAAGGTCGTGGTAATCGCGATTGGGTTACATCTGAACATCTTGAAATTCTTTCGTTTCTTGCTCGACCACTCAATACAATTGATGATGGTACAACTGTTGAAGACATCAGAGCCAGTCACAGAGACTACAAAGAAAAAGATGAGACACGTGGTCAGGTCTGGTTACGCTCAGAAGTAACAAAGAAGTATCCAGAGTATCATGGTTGGTTTGATAAGTGGCTTGCTGGTATTCATAATCTTTCTCTCGAAGAACAGCAAATTGAAGCTCAATATATAATTGACAATTATATTTCTGACACTAACTACGCTCAGTCAGTTATGTCTGGTATTGCTGGTTACTTTGATCGCTATCCTCGCATTCCTTATGGACGTGCAACTTCTTACACTGAGAAACATCCAGAAAATTTTTCTGAGTCATTCCCTTTCTTGAACAAGTTGAATGATCAGTTTCGTGAATTGCTTCCTATTCGTTGGAACAATCAACGTAAAGAAGCTGATAAGCTCGACCCAAGATTTCTTATTGATGATACAGTATTTACTACACTTACTGTCAATCATAACTGGCGTACTGCTTGTCACCGAGATGCTGGTGATCTTCATGAAGGATTCTCTAACATCTGTGCTCTCGGTAAAGGTTGGGAAGGCGCTGAATTTATTCTTCCTGAATTTCGTATTGCTGTAAAGCTTGAGCCAGGAGATATGTTGCTTGTAAATAATCATGGTGGTATTCATGCTAATGATGAACTTATTGGCGTCAACAATGACCGTATGACTATCGTTGCTTACTTCCGCGAGAAGATGGTTGATCTTAAGTCATGGGATTATGAGCAGTTACGTAAGCGTTATATTGACGAAAGACGCATGAACAAGAGTCACAAATATTATCGTCCTCTTTGGAATGGTGTATCTCCCGATATGTGGAACGAGCAAGAGTGGTATGACTATATGAAAGCTAATAATATGGAAGATCCATATGTAGTTGAGAAAGCTGCAAGCTTAGAGGATTTCTTTGCTTAATGTGTGGTGTTCTTGGCATTGCCATTAAAAACTTCAATGAGCGAGACTACGATTTAATTCGTGGTCTTTTCATTCAATCTATGATCCGTGGTAAACATGCGACTGGTGTTTCGTATGTTAAAAACGGTCGTGTAAATACAATTAAGGAACCAATACCTGCTAATGAGTTTATTATGAAGCAGGATCTAAACGAATGGAGAAATGAAGATGGAAATCTCTACTGTATTGGGCACATTAGATATTCAACTTCTGATCTGCGTTATAATCAGCCTATGTCTAGTGATAAATTATCTATTGCCCATAATGGTGTCATATCTCAAGAACCGCCTGACACTTGGGAAGACAAATACAAACTCAGAACAGAAACCTCAAACGACTCAGAGCTTGTTTTGCGAGCGATGGAAGAAGATGTAAATCCTCTTCAGCATTTTGAACCTGCTTCTATGGCAGTTTGTGCTTTGTATGATGATAAAAGAATTGTAGCTTTTCGAAATGCAGAGCGTCCATTATATTATGCTTATGATATAAATCATATAATATTTACGTCTACTGAAGATATTGCCAAAAGATCTAACTTGACTAATATTCAAAAAACTAGTATGCTTACTATGTATACTGTTGAACATTTCCAAATGAACGCTGTTCATGATATTTTAAGAAATTCAAACGCCGAGGATTTACAATGAACAAATATGATAGAAACACCTTCACCTATGGTTTCGAAATCGAGTGGGGTGATATTGATCGTAACATGCCAATTCCTCCAGAGCTTGGAGCTTGGGAATTTTGTGAAACTGATATTATCAATCTTCGCGAACCTTATCGTGGTATCGGCTCGGATCCAAAGGGAGTGAACCCTCCTGTTGGTGGTGAGATTAATACAAAGCCAACAAAGACTATGGAAGAACAGGTTGATAACATTATGAAACTTCATGATATGTTCGTTGAGCATGGTACTCCTCCTACTGCTGGATGTGTTAATCATGGTCATCTTCATATCCATGTTCCAGGGTTGACTGAAGACATTGATGCTTTGAAGAGACTTTCACGATATCTTCGTGACAATCAGCACATGACTATTGATCGTTGCTATCAGTTTCATGTTATGTCTAACATGGAAATGACAAAGACTGCCAAAACTTATCTTAAGCACGATGGTGGGCGTATTATGCCTGATTGGCTTGGAACTAATCTTGCAACTGTACCTGTTGACTTTGAAGATTGGATTCGTGTTCATTGCTGCGGTAAAGATGCTAAGACTAAGTCTCGTCCATTTCGCTATGGTATTCATACCTATGCACTCAAGAACTCAAAGACAATCGAGTTTCGTTGTTTCCGTAGTTCGATAGATCGTAAAGAGATTACAGATTGTTTCCGTTTTGCAACTGATTGGATTGATGCTGCTTTGAACGATGGTCCTGATGTTCAGGAATTGTTCCTTCAAAACGATTACAAGTTCCCGCCTTTTGAATATGATCATGAAATGTATCTTGGTTGGGAAAAGACCAAACATGAACGTACTGACCGTAACCTTGATGATGAAACAGCCGAGAAGCTTGGTCTTAACAAGCTCGGCAAGTCTCGTAAATTTCTTTCAGTATGATCTATAAAACGCTTGACAAAGAAGCATATTTAAGGTATCATAATACTCTGGTTGGGAAAGATCAGAAGTTCTCTAAAGTAGCCATGGGGATGTGGGACTTTATGAAAGCTTGGGATATTTGGTCACCCAGAGTGTTAGAGGAAAACGGCGAGATACTTTCCGTTTGTTTTATGAAGATCTCTGGTCAAGCTAAGTCCAAAGTTCTTTTCATCTCTAATATTTTTACTCCGACTCCAGGTCGTGGTAAAGGTTCTGCTAGAGAAATGTTGCATCGTAACATCCTCGAAGCAGTTGAAGCAGGAGCTACGAGCATTCGTCTAGATTGCAATCAGTCTGCTCTTGGTTTCTACGATAAACTTGGAATGACTTATTGGGGTACAACCATTAGTCATTCCATGTTCTGTGATCTTCCTATAAATGAAAGAGGTGTAGAATGTTTTAGAGAGACACAAACCCTGTCTGCTAATGAAATATTGAACAAATATCCACAAGAACTTCGTAATGCAAAATTGAAGTGGATAGCTAAAAAAGTCAAGAAACATGATGAATTTGACTTTGGTCATCCATCGCGTTACAAAGAGTTCTTAACAATCACACAATCTCGCTCTATACAAATATGAGAATCTAGGAGATATAAAATGTTAAGCTTTGAACCGAACTACTGGTACGTATACATCCTTCATAATAAGTCTATCAATTGTTTTTATATTGGTTTGCATCACCAAGTTGGTAGCAAATCATACACACATTCTTCATCTAGCATCTTTCTTCAAAAAGCTATTGAAGATAATTTTATCGACGAATACATTGTTTATAAGGGAGAAAGCAAAGAAAAGGCTCATGCTCTTGAAACATATTTGATCAATCTTGCGAAAAATAATGCGATTGATCTTTACAATAAAAACAGCGGTGGTGGACATCGTGGTGGAGCTCGTCAAAATATCCTTGAAGAAAAGGATTATATTGTTGGTGAGAATATGATCATTCATAATATTTTTCCAGAGAAATATTCTGTTGAGAAATATGAAGAACTTAATTTATATATTGAGAAATTGGCTAAAGAAGTTCAATCAGCAGTTGTTGTTCAACTGGACACTCCTGAAAAAGTTATTCATAAGGTAACTTACGAGCCTGTTGATCGTATGACCAAGATGGAGTTTCTTCAGGTTACTGAAAACCATATTGACCCTCGAGAAGTCGATAAGGTCGCTGAGTCTATGATGCGCGATCCTATTGCAGCAGTTCGAAAAGTTGAACCTTGTACAATCATTGAATATCCAGATGGCAGAGAAATGCGTTTGGATGGCACAACAACTGTGCATGCTGTTGAACAATGTCAAATTTGGCCAACAGTTCCTGTGGTTCGATTCAAATCGAGCGTGTTCAATGATAGTAATTATCTAATGAGAAATTACGCTTCAGCTCGAAACATTCCTGAAAAATATAACAAAGCTCAGGATCCAAAGAAAGAGTTACCAACTCATATCCATATTTTTCATATGGATCATAAAGAACTATTTGAAGAATCATTTGAAGATTTTTGTGAATGCTTCAAAGCTCTTTATTACAGAAAGTTTAGTCCAAAAGCTTTGGCTCAAAATCTTAAGGCGTATAAAGAAAAGTACGAAGAAGATGAAATCAAGGGTGATAACTGGGTAAATTATGCAGCTAACAAGTTGATTGATAAGTTCTCTCATCAGGTTAAAATGCGGTTCCCTAAATCAGAAGTTAGTAAATCTTCTTTCTCTAGCCTTCATCGAGATGCAATCTCTAATCCAGCTAACTATTTCGGTAGTACTGGAGCTTCGCAAGGAAAAAATGCTGAAGTTATTCTTGCATACCATACACAAACTAAAACTGAAAACAGGGAAAGTGAAATTTTTGAAATGGTAAAAAACAATTTCGCTTTCTATAATTTCTTTCCTGATAAGTCTAAAGCTATTAATGGATATGTTCCATTTGTTGGTAAACATAATGGCTATAAAGTTTTTATCGTTTCCTTGCCAGCTCGTTATGATACTACAAGAAAGGGTAATATGATAAAGAACATTGTCAATATGCTGTTTGATGAACAACAAATTGCAGCGTAAGCAAGACTTCATAAACTGGTATCGCTGGTCGCTTTCCATCAAGGATTGCGATCCAGCGATATTCATGACCAATTACTTGTTCCGTAGATTCGAGCATAACAGAGAACAAAAACTCTGGATATCTTGGATCTACGGAACAACGTATTATTTTCCCACAACATGGGTGATTTGGAATGAGTTTCCAGACATGGAGCTTGTTGGGTTAAACCGTCTCAAAGATTGGAACAATAACAACTACAAACGTCTCCGTTATCAAACAGACACAAAGTGGAACAAAGGTCATCTGCCAGCACAGTTTGAATCGTATAAAAACTGGGTTGGAGATAAGTCACAACGTGAAGCATTTGTTACATTTCTCGATGACACACCATGTGAAAACTTTGATCGCCTTTGGTCAGAAGTAAAAACAAAGTTCCATAAGTTTGGTCGATATTCAACTTGGTTTTATCTACAAACACTCAAACAGTGTTGTGATCTTCCTATTGAACCAAGTAATTTGATGCTTGATGATCATGATGGTTCTCGTTCTCATCGCAATGGGTTATTGCTTGCTCTTGGACTCGATGAGTGGTATGATCAGAAACTCACAGACGAACAATTGAATCATATTGATGGCGAAGCGTATTATATTCTCCAAGAAGTAAAACAAGAGTTTCCTAACACTGATTACTTTGATATGGAAACCTGCTTGTGTTCATTCAAGAAATTGTTCCGTAAATCGAAAGGCAGATATCTTGGATACTACCTCGATCGTCAAGCTGAAGAAATTACTCAGTGTGAAAAAGATGGTTGGGTTGGTATTGACTGGCAGCCAATGTGGGATGCTAGAAAAGAAACTCTCAACAATAAACTGTTGACTAATAAGATAGAAAATAGTAAAATGGAATTGTACATGAATGAAAATGTATTAGATGCTACAGGGTTATTTGAGAATAAAAAAATTGGTCTTGAGGAGTTTTTTGAATGAAAATTATTACCATTGGTGGTAATCCAGGCAGCGGTAAATCAACGCTGATGAAACGAATAATTGAACATTATGGTGTTGAACCAAAGTACAATCAATATAAATTAGTTCCTTACCTACAGAAAGACAACATTTACATTCTTGGCAAATATGAAGAAGGTGAAGTGTTTTCTGGTACTGATAGAATGAGCATGGCAGTTCAACCAGAAGCAATAAAATTCCTTGTTTCTTTACCAAAAGAGAGTATAATATTATTTGAAGGCGATCGTTTATTCACATCGTCATTCTTAGAACACTGTCTTGAAAATTATGAGTTACAAATCTTTCACCTAAAGACCAACGAATCCGTTCGTGAAGAAAGATACAAGCTACGTGGTAGTAATCAAGACAAAACTTGGTTACAGGGCAGAGAAAGTAAGATAAACAATATTCTTACAAACATGATGTTGATGTTCAACATCAAAAGTATTGACAACAATACGTATGAAGAGCAAAACAAAGTATACAATGAAATTTTGGAGGCTATAAATGGAAAATAATATGATGGGGTCAACAATTATCGGTGCAAACTTTCCAAACTATGGTAGTATCATTGATAAATTACAAGAATCAGAAACTCCTACTGTTCTAATTTCACAGGGAGCGCATTCTCAAAATATTGAATATAAATATGCTGAGGATCAGATTATTGCTGACTTCGAAGCATATATAGATAAGACTTACAGTGAACACTATAAGACTGAAGAGCAGAGTATAGAATGTTTTGATGCGTGGATTGCTCTTGGTGATTCAACACCTACCTTCCGAAACACAGCTCTCAAATATCTTTGGCGATACGGTAAGAAGAATGGCAGCAATAAGGCTGACTTGTTAAAGGCATTGCATTACACAATGATGTGTTTGTATGTTGATCATTATAAGGATGGTAAATAATGGAAATTAAAATTGATATTGAAAAGTTAAAAGAGCGTGGGTTATTTGTAGCAACACCAATGTATGGTGGTATGTGTTCTGGTATGTTTAGCAAGTCTTGTGCTGACTTATCTGCAATCTGTACTCAGTATGGTATTCCACTACAGTTTTATTTCTTGTTTAACGAGTCTTTGATTACAAGAGCTCGTAACTATTGCTGTGATGAATTCATGCGTTCTAACTCTCAGCATTTGATGTTCATCGATGCTGATATTGGATTCAATCCTCAAGATGTTATTGCTATGATGGCATTACAAGCACAGGAACCAGAGAAGTACAATATCATTGGTGGTCCTTATCCTAAGAAGTGTATTTCATGGGAAAAGATCAAGGCAGCTGTCGATAAGGGTGTTGCAGATGATGATGCTAATGTTCTTGAGAAGTTCGTTGGTGACTTTGTGTTTAATCCAAAAGGCGGTCAGCAATCTATTGCAATCTCAGAACCTTGTGAAGTACTTGAGATTGGTACTGGCTTCATGATGGTTGAAAAAAATGCCATGAAGAAGTTCCAAGATACATATCCTCAGTATATGTACAAGCCTGATCATGTTCGCACTGAGCATTTCGATGGTTCGCGCGAGATTATGATGTTCTTCCAAGCAGAAGTTGATCCTGTTTCTAAGCGTTACCTGTCAGAAGATTATTGGTTCTGTCAGAAAGCACAGCAAGCAGACATCCGTACATGGTTCTGTCCATGGATGAAGCTACAGCATGTTGGTAGCTATATCTTTGGTGGATCATTAGCTGACCTAGCATCTATTGGTGCATCTGCCACAGCAGATCCTGGTCAATTGAAGAAGCGTAAGTAATTATAAAAGGAGAGTATATTATGAAACTAGATGCTAAAACAGTGAGTATTTTGAAGAGTTTTTCCGCAATCAATCCTTCTTTGCTTTTCAAGGAAGGTAATGTAATCAGGACTATGGCGCCAAATAAGACAATTTTGGCTAGGGCTAATGTTCCTGATAACTTTGATCGTAGATGTGCGATCTATGAATTGTCAAAGTTCCTTGGTGGTCTTTCTCTGGCAGAATCACCAGACGTTACCTTTACTGACACTTCCGTTGTTATCAAGGACGAGAAGTCAGGAGCAACAAGCAGCATTTCATATGCAGCAGAAACAGCTATCAAAGCTCCACCAGAAAAGAACCTTGCTCTTCCTTCTATTGATGTTTCAATCAACATCACTTCGAAGGATTTGAAGAACATTATCCATGCAGCTTCTGTTTACAGCTTGCCTTCAGTTGCTATTGTTGGTGATGGTTCTAAGGTATCATTCGTTGCTTTGAATGTTAAAGATCCGCAGAGCATTACATACAGTATTGATGTAGGAACTACAGACAAGACATTCAAGGTAATCTTCATGGTTGAGAATCTTGTCAAGATGTTTCCAGAAGATTATCTGCTCGAGATCTCATCTTCAAGATTGTCTCGGTTTGTGTCTAATGACTTTGAATATTTTATTTCCGTTGAAGCTGGTTCAACTTTTGGCTGAACCAATTGACTTTTGACTATAGAGGGGCTATAATGGTCCCTCTACTTTTTTGTTATGGAGATAAATCATGAGTGAAGAATTTTTATGGGTAGAAAAGTATCGCCCGAAAACTGTAGATGAAACAATTTTACCTTCTGATTTAAAAACAACTTTTCAACAGTTTGTTGATCAGAAGAATATCCCAAATTTGATTTTGTCTGGTTCTGCAGGTGTTGGTAAAACAACCATTGCTAGAGCTATGCTTGAACAGCTTGGTTGTGATTATATTGTTATCAATGGGAGTATGAATGGAAACATCGACACACTCAGAAACGAAATCCTCAACTTCGCATCCACAGTATCTTTTACTGGAGGGCGAAAATATGTTATTCTCGACGAAGCAGATTACCTCAATGCCAATTCTACGCAGCCAGCCCTACGAAATTTCATGGAAGAATTTTCAGGAAACTGCGGCTTTATACTTACCTGTAACTTCAAAAACAGAATCATTGAGCCTCTTCACTCTCGGTGCTCCGTTATCGAATTCAAAATTTCCAAGA